CAGCTGCGTCTGTATCTTTGTCGGTAACAATACCCAAAACACTGCTCAAACAGTACCTTCTTAAATAACTTATGGCAGAACCCATTACTTGGAATTCATTCATGCCTTTAAGCAATACACCTTGAGGTATTTCTATAACAGATTCAATTGTTTCTCCTGTTTCTGTATGAAATACAATAGTCTTTACACAATTTCCCATAATTGGTTGAGTAAACCCTAAATTATGTTTTGCTAATAAAGGATTGATTTTATCAAAGATAGTTGGAAGGTCTGCATAAGAATATCCGTAACCTTTTGTTTCTTTGTGGATAACTGGCACTTCTTGCTGAAATGCTGCTAAGCTTTTAAATAAACTTTGTTGTTCTTTTTTTGTCTCGTTCGTTTTCATGTTCTTTGTTTTTATTGGTTAATTAAAATAAATCATCGTGTGAATCAATACGGAAGTCATTTGGCATAAAGCTACTATCACTTTGTTTTAAATTGTTTTTTGCTGTATAGGTAGCATCTGCATTGTTTTTAATATATGGCTCCTGAAATGCTGCACTGAAATACTTAACACCTTTTTGGCTTTCTTTTAACCATAATGATATTTCCATCTCTTTACCATTTACGTTAACAGTACCTCTGTAGTCAGGTTGTTTCTCGTTTGTCTTTTTAGCATTCTTAAAGATTGCTCCGCTGTTTAATTTAGTTTCCATGTTTCTGTTTTTTATTAGTGATTGTAAATTGTTTGTAATTGCTTTTTGTTTTCTCATTTCTTAACCATTGCTCATTAACTGAATAGCCTAATTTACGGATCATTGCAATTAGCTTGTGTAAATTAAGAGTTCCTTGGTTGCATTCTTTTTTTGTAATGGCGTACGCATTTGAACCATTTACCGCGATGCCACTTAGTAAGGCATCTAATACAGCTTGTTTTTGTGTTTTTTTCATAATAATAAAGTTTTTACAAATATAATAATAATTAATTTTAAATCAAATTATAAGACAAATAATTATCAGTTAAAATATCCATTTGTTTTTTAAGTGAAATATATTTATCAGTTAACTCAAAATTAATGTCTTCTTGAGCATCTGCAAGTTTCTCGCATACTTCAATTAATTCTTTTTCTATTTCAGATATTCTAATTAACCTATTGATTTGAACTTTTGGAATATTTTCCATGTACATTTTAGTTTCCATATTTAACTGCTTTTTGTTTATAAAATTCGTTTATTAGGTCGAGTAAATCATCACTACATTCTCCTGACTTAAAAGCCTTGTGAATAGTTACAAGACTGAACTTCTTTCCTTTTTTGTCGGCAAACCTTTTTAGCTTAGTTTGGTCTCCGAATGAATAGTACTCATCTATTGTGTCTTTGATGTGTTTGGGTATTTTCATATTGTTTTATATAGTTTGTTTAATTCTTTGTCAAAGCTTTCAATAAATTCCATTTCGTATTGATTCATTGATTGCTTTATTATGTGGCTGCCTATCCTATCACATTTATCGTTTAAGAAGTTTAAAGCAAATGTTGTGTACTCTTCATTGATAAACATTTCTAAATACCATAGTCCTAAATCTGCCTTAGTATTATTAGCTTTGTTATATTCGTCCAACTTATCATAAATATAGGACTCCCAGTAGTTTAGTTCATCATTTAACATGGCTGTTCAGTTTTGACATTAATAATATGTAAGTATGGTTAAATTCTTGCTCAGTGATTTGGTCATAACTTAACGGGTATTGCATTAAGTAATTATTTACTGAAATTGAATAATCATCTTCGCCTACAAATAAAACGATAGATTTGTTTTCATTCAGCATGTAGTAGTGATGTTTGTCTTTTGTAAATAAAGGAAGTTGTACTTCTAATTCGATTTTTTCCTTGCGTTCAATTGTTACTTTCATAATTCTTTGTTTTTAGTTGTTTTTAATTGATTCGATTTCTTCTGCAAATTCTTTTTCTAACCAAGCAATAACGCTTTCTTCTTCAGGGATTTCAAACGCTTCACGAGTTCCGTCAGTTGTTGCAGATAAATAATGTTTTGCGATTTCTTCTCCATTGTAGCTGATTCTTGTGTAACCTGCCAATGCTTTTGTAATTGTTATCATATTCTTTGTTTTTAAATATAAAGCAAATATAAAGTAATTATTAATAACTTTTACATACGCATATAAAAAAAAAGCAACTATTTTTAATAATAATTGCTAACTACTTGAAAATCAATGGTAAAATTTTACTTTATAAGTTTGTCAATTTGTGTTTGTTTTTGGGCTGATCCTTGAGAACTTCCGAAATAGTAGCTCACAACTTGAGTACAAACAGCACTAAGAACACCTAAAACGTAAATGATAATATCTTTTTCAGCTCCTACTGGTTTAAACATTAAAATATAAAATAAAACAAAGGTTAAAGCAATAACTGATAATGCTAATATAGGTGTGATTATCTTATTTAATAATGGTGCTTTCTCCGCTGTTGCTATTTGTATTTCACGATTACGTGCGCTGTCCATTTCTTTTTGATAAACTTCTAATTGTTTAGTTGCTTCTTGCTCCATTACTTCTAAATGGCTATTTAAAACTTTTTGCAGCTCTAAATTAGCAGCATCTTTTTCTTCTTTAGTTTGTACGAACTTATCTACTACATTGGCCACCGATTCAACTACTTGACCAGCTCCACCCGAAAATATTTTATTTAGAAAGTTTGGCATAAAAAAAATTATTATATTTGTGCATCGTTCTTTTTCATAAACTAATATTCTTTGAACAACGAAGCCTTTCAGAAATGAGAGGCTTTTTTGATTTATATGATTTCTAAAGAATGTTTTTCATCTTTGTGTAATAGCAAAAGATTAACCAAATCATTTTCAGCTTTTGTGCTATCAAATATCGCATTGTCGCCTTTCTGATAGCCGATTAAAATACAGCCCAACGAATGGTCTGCGGAATTGCCACGATGCAGTAAAACGCCGTCAAATCCCTTGATATTAAGTATTCTAGGTAACATACGTTTAAATTTAGGACTAAGGTTAACTATTAACTCATAATTTCCATAAGGAATAGCAGTAACTCCAAAAATCTTTTTAGTTTGAATAAAAAGTAAACTATCTGTTTGTTTAAGTCCTCTATCCTTATCCTCAAGTGTATAACAAAAAAACTTCTCGTTAACAAAAAGCCTTCCGATAGTACTTACTTCTGTTTTAACCTCACGAATTACCTTCAGTTTCATTTTCTATTTTTTTAGGTAGTATTGCAGCTTCTTGCTTTCTAATCATTTGATCGTAGCTTTGACGTTCTAAACAATTATAAAGTTTATTTTCTAATACAGCAACTCTATTATGTGTGTGCCATAGCCATAATACTAATACAGCAGTTGCACCATATTTCTTTATAAGTTCTAAAGTTTCTTTCATGGTATTGGTGGTGTTGGTGGTGGTGTATATGGACTTAATGGAATATCTAATAAATAAGCGTATTGTGTTTGAGCAACATCATTTTCATCTTGCCCAGATAAAAATAAAAAATAAACTCCGTTTATATCCTGAACAAAATTAAAAAATGTATCAGCATCAATGAATACTCCTTGTAATTCATTTGCTTGTTGATTTGTTACTATTCTTCCTTCCATTATACTTGCCTCCCTAAAGTTGTTTGATATGTTTGAACCGCTGTATAAAAGTTAGCCGCTTCCGTATCTGTTAAGCCATATCCTATTGAGGCAAATGCAACTTGTTTTAACGAATATTCAGCAATAGCACCATTAAGATTAAACGCTGTTAATATCATAGATACTGGCGTTAAACTGCCTGAATATGTATTTGTATTTGTTGTCAATAAAGAACCATTCCAGTACATTTTAGCATTATTATTTGCTGTTCTTGAACCTATTTGAAATCCAGCGGTATTTGAATTTGTCGAAAATAAAGCATATGTCCCAGCATCCCCAGCACAAAAATTCTTTTTATTTGCATTATATGTTGAATAAAGCGACATAGAATATTGCAGAGAACCTCCTGAAGAACAACCACCTATTTCAGCTCCTCCCACCGCTCCAGCTGATGTTCTTGAATAATAAGATAAATGTATGTTGTGATTAGTTAATACTGATGATGGTATTAAAAAAGTATTTGAATAAGCAGCACCATTTGGTGTTATTCCATTTGATGAATGTGTATAACCAGTTGAAAATGTTAATCTAAATGCAGCATCGAGATCGCGCGGGTCTTTTAAATTCCATTTGTGCGAACTTGCAGTACCCCCAACAATTGGATAAATTGCTTTCATCTTAGTCCAAATATTAGCGCTCTTTAAATCTAAAACAAGTTGATTAACTGCGCTCTTTTGAGTAGCGTCTGTTATACCAGCAGCAGTTATAAAAGCCTGTGCATCCGCATCAGTTGAAGCAGCTAAACTAAAATAGCTTTTAGGTGTTATTCCTAAACTTAGTATCATTCTGAATAAGCTATAATTGAACCTGATGTCAAAGTCAAATTAGTAAAAACAGCATCACCAGGAGCATAAATAATTGCACCTTGTTTTAATGTTTTACCACTTAAACCAATTGATGTTAAATAATTAGTTGTAGTATCAGGAGCAAAGCCACCCGTTAAAGTTGCTACAACTGTATCAGCTTGTACTATAAAACAGTAATATTTTTTACCTGTTCTCGCTACTGTGTTATCAATATATTCACAGCCACCGTTAGCTGTTAGTCTTAATGCGTTTGCCATGTTGTTTATTTTTTAAAGTACCGTTATTTTTATTATTTGTATTTAACTTATAAATATTGTCGGTGCAAATAATGCAGCAGTAGCAGTATTATCTACCAAGCCTCCTGTATTAAATGTTGATGGTACATTGTTTGAAACACCTAAATAATCGTATCCTGTACCACTTCTTCCTACCATTAAAAATTTTGTTACTGAACCATAGTATTGTGGAATAAAACTTGGAGACACGCCTCTTATTCCAACGGCAGCATCAGATGAAAAAACCATGAAATATAAATTACCTAAAGTTAATGACACTGACAAACTACTTAATGTTTTATACCCTGTTGATGTTGTAATTATTAATCCAGAATCATAAACTAATGTAGTAGGTAATAACGTGCTATAACTTCCATTGTATATTTGAAAACGTACATTTGAAGATGCAATAGCTGTAGTAACTTCAATTGATAAATTATTTATTGTTTGAGAAAATATATTTACAAATGGAATAACATTAGTTGAGGTACTTGACAAAATTCTTTGATTTGCAGAATCTCCATTTACATATGGTACATAAAATTTTCCAGTATATTTATTATCTATAGATGCAAGATTTTGTTTAACTGCCAATCCATCAACTAATGCTTTTGAACTTGCATAAGTTGTTGATGAACTTAATGTATAACTGTCGCTTTTATTTGCTGTATTTTCAGGTGTATAACCTAAACCAACATTTAAAATTGACCAGTTTGTTGATGTCTGTCCAGGTGAATCAACCAACGCCCTAATTGAATAACCGACTAATACGCTTGTTCCACCTAATGTGCCAGCAACTGAAATATACCATAAATCACCTTTTAAAATTGTTCCTCCTGTACCACTTCCACCAGTTGATGGAAATAAATTACTCGAAGCATTATAATTTCCTCTATCATCTAATAAACCAGTAACTAAACTATCTGCGTATGTTTTCACCGCTTTTTGGCTTGGATATAATGTATCTGAATTTGATGCAAAAGTTCCATCAATACTTTTGTTACTTGTATTTTCAGGAGTATAACCTAAAGCACTTGCAATACTTTTATTTTCATAACGTGTAGTACCTGAACTCCAAAATATACCATCATTATGTGTTGGTGATGGCGCATAAACATCATGTAGCTCCCCGATTTCCCACCCGTTTTGTACCTTACAGTATATTTTACCTTGATTAGCATGAGCGTAAACAACATAGCCAACTACAACTAAATGATTTGGTGCAATAGGCTGTACTTTTGTAAGGTTTCCAGGTGTTGATGAACTAAGATAAAGTACATCCCCATCGTTCCATGTTTCACCTTGCAAACTGCCAGTTGTATTTAATCCTGTTAACTCACCAATTACAACTATTCTACCGCTTTGATTATTATCTATATTTTCATAAACAATACCAATTGTATCAGTAGAATTTCCGTTGCTATCTGCTAATGCATAATCAACTGCTAATCTTTGCCCTTGTGCATCTTGAACCTTTAATACTTTATAGCCTGTAGCTAAAAGATTATCGCCTGTTTTATTTACTACTGTTAAAAATAAGTTTTCAGGATAAGCTGCACTACCTTCAGGCACATAGTCTAAATTTAACCATGTATCAACTCCATTGCCTATCTTATAACGTGGTTGGTCTGTGGCTGAATAAAGTACATCAGTACTCAAAGCCATTTCACCTGCTAATAAAATAGGATTGTTTGAAGTCCAATTTGCAGAAGTATCTCTTCTAAGTTGTATTTGCGCTGTTATTGTACTCATGCTTGTATTATCGAATTTGTATAAGTTGTATTTGAAGCCCCTCCATCAATTGCACTAACTTGTATTACTGTGTATGTCTCACCGCCTTTTAAAGTCGTTATAACCGTTCCATTTTGATTTACAATAGTAACTAGGTTTGATGTTCCTGCATTCGTTATAGTTGAATCAAATGGTATTTGACATCTATCATAAGTGAAAGGTACTTTTAGATTTACATCAAAGTAATAACCTGCATCTTCATCATCAAATCTAGGTTCACTAAATGGATTTAAAGTAACATTATCACTAACTAACTTCCAACCATAGATGGTTGAGTTAAGCTGTGCAATAATGTCTAAACAAATTTGTTGAATATCACTGAATAACTCTAGTTCGTTTTGTTTGCCTTTAATCAATCTATCCATTACATAGATACGCAAAACGTGAGTATAAGCATTACCTTGCAATACAGGTGGCTCATAATCAACCCACATTGCAGGATATTCAGTTATTCCGCTTGTTGCAAATTCAATCACACTACCATTCCCAAAAGAATTGATTTGATAATGAGCGTTTGCAATATTATTTAGATTTTTTATTACTTGGTTTAACGTTATCATTCAAAAATTTTTTAAGTATTTCAATTTTGTTAAAGAGTTTATAACCACTCTTTTTATTAGAAACGTTTTCTTTTTTCGAATTTTTCTTCATAACTAAAAACTGAACGATTACGACCTAAATAAATACTTTCCTCATATGAATACCCTTGTGGATAAATAGTATCAAAACCATCGCCAGGATTATCATATAATGGGTATTGGTCTGAATACTCAAATAAATAATCAATTAATCTTTTTGTATGGTATTGTGCTTTATCAGTTACTAAATTCATAAATGAGTTAAGTTCATTAAAATCAACTCCTGTACTGTTGTCGCTGTTCTTTTTTACAATGTTCTTATTTGTTACCTTATAAGTTAAAAATGGAGCAGCTTCAACCATTACCCACCATTTAAGAGCAGGAATAATATAGTTGTCTAATAAGGTTGTATTTAAAGCTGATAATGTATTTGTACTTACTTGATTAATTATTTCATCATATAAACCTGAACCTATATAATTTCTAATATGAATTTTTTGAGCTTCTTCAATAGAAATTCTTAAGTATTTTTCATCTACATTAGGATCAACAAATGTGTAGTCCTTAATGTATGTTGCTGTTAATAATAATACTGTTGCCATTATTTTTTAATTTTTACAACGTTAGCACTCCAAATATGTCTGCAAAAAGGTGTTCTTGTTTGTCCACCCTTTCTAGTCCACCATCCACCTCTATAATTCCATACATCATAACCCACTATCTTACTAATCTGTTCTATTTGCGCTCTTGAATACATTTTATTTGCATCTAATAACTTAACACAAAACTCTCTTGAATTTCTTTTGTCAGGTTTAACTCCTGACCTCCATTCGTAAGTGTACATTATCTTATAATCTTCTGTATCTGTGCCTAAACGATTTGATGTTCTAATAGCTTCGGTTGTTGGTACTCTAATATCTTTTTTTTGACCACCTGCATTAGTTTCTTTAACTTTAATTAGTTCTTCTTTAACCATGTCATTGATTAAGTCTGCAACTCTATCTTCTTTTATTCTTAAAGTATCTGCAATTGTCTTGTTATCCATTAAAGGATCTTTATCTAATAAACCAACAATGTCTCTTTTAATTTGTTTGCTTAATGGAGAAATATCAACTGCAAAATCAAAACGATTTTCTTCGTTCATAAACTTTTGCTCTATAACCTCGTAATTATCTCTATCATCACCAAACATTTTAAAGATTTCAATTACTTCATCAATTTCACTTTCTGATGCAAAAGAATGTTCACATACTTGGTCTTCAAATCTATGTATAACACTTGAAATAATTGGCTTAACTTCTTCTTCTAATGGAGGCAAACCATACATTTCACGAACCTCGTTTTTAGTCATTACCTTAATTTTTTCTTCAATAGGCAACTGCTCTTCGATAGGATCTAACTCTTTTAAATAAATACGATTTGAGAATCCTTTTAATTTAAGTAAGTAATTAAAGTCTTTCTCTATTTCTTTTTGATTAGGAATTATATAAGTAATTTTATACAACTCATAACTATCATTTATTTGGTCTTTAGTTCCTAACTCTCCTGCTGTTTTAATACCAACTAGCATTGGATTAGGAATGTGATGTCCTATAATTAATTCTTGAATAACTTGGTCGTTTAAGTCGGTTAACTGAGCATCTACATTTTGTGGTGTTAAATGTTCAATTGTAGGTGCTGAATCTTTATTGCCACTAAATGTAATTAGTAAGCTGTTTGCTCTATCAGTTCCTGTAAATTTTTCTTTTAGCCTTGCTTCAATTTCTTCTTTTTCTTCTTCAGTTGGTCTTCCATTACTAAAGTTAAGAATAGTACCTGCATTAAAAGCGCTCTTAATAGCATTTAAACGATAATTAGACAACTCAACATCTACTTCTGCATAAACAGCCGAAGCCACATAATCAGGCAAAGGATAAGCGTCTAAATCAGGTCTGTATTCTTTTGATACGAATATTTGTCTGCCTGTTGGTTTCTCAGGATCAAACAATGGGATGTATTCTAAATCAGTTTCTTCCGGTGATTGCTTTTGTTTTGACCAGTCTTTTGAATACCAATAGCCATCAGCATCTTTTGCCTTTCTTAAATTGTTATAAGGGAAATGTAATAACTCAAAGTTGTTGCCAGCCTTATTCCAAATTACTTCTAAATAATAACCACCAAACAATTTTTTATCTAATACACATTTTTTTACTATGTCTTTTAAAGTATCAAAATTTGTATTCTCTTTATTTAAAAAATCGTTTGCTAATGCTATGTCTTGAATTGATAAATCAGTACTATCAAAACCAACACCAGCACCGCAAATGTAAAGAACCTTGCCATTGATAAAAGCATTATGTTTAGAGCTACGATTAAATAAATAAAGTAAGTAACCAGGATAGTTATTATAGTAACCACCTTCTTTATCTGCTCCATAAATTACCCATTCTTTTGATTTTTCTTCTTTAAACACAGGTGTTTTGTGTGCCTGTAGCTTAAGATTAATTACATCATATATATTATTCTCCATAAGTTATAATCGTTTTATTTTGATTATCATAAGCATTAATAACAGGGATAGGACTTTCTACTTTTAACATTCCTATTTCAAGCAACCCTTCTGCATTTGCAACGTTTAAATTACTTGAACTTGTTTGCTGATAAATTGAATATTCATAAAAACCAGTTTCGGGCAAAGATACAATTCCACTTGTTAAATTAGTAACTCCTGTTGTTTCAGTTATTAAAAATTTATTGTAACGAGTAGGAAAGCCACTTACATCACTTGCAATGAAATTAACTGTACTCATTAACACCTGATGTTTAAAGCTAAATAAATAGTAAGGATTATTTAAAGTAACTTTTTCTGTTAATGTAAATACTAGAAAATTATTTTGTCCTTTATTTATTATTTGCATATTTTACAAAGTACCATAAAAACAAAAGGTTGCATTTCTGCAACCCTTCGAATCAAATCAAACGAACAGGAAAATTATATAATGCCTGAGATAACTCCTGAATTTACTTTATTTGAAGGCAAAGGTTCTTTACCTATTAAAGTAATACTGTAGCCATTTTTATCACCCATTGCTTTACCAGTTGATGATGTTCCTGCTGTTAAATGCATCGCTCTTGTTTCACCTGCTAAGTGATAAACATCATCTGCATCTTGAACAATAACCATCAATCTGTTTTGTGTTAGTAAACGAACTATATTACGATTTTTAGCAGTCATTTTATAAACTGAAAAAACTAATGTTTGTTCGTAAAAAGTTGTACCATTTTCAATTGATACAGTAGCATTTTCATCAAATTGTGCATCTTCTAACTCAACCTCAACAGTCCAGAATTTTTTTCCTGCTACCATTGTGATTCCACTAACTTGACCTGATGAAGCTGTAATTGTTGAAACATTGGCAAACTCTGTAAGATATATTTTCTTTACACCTCCCGCACCTTGGCGACAGTCTAGTGTTAATCCTTCAATAATATTACAAGCCATATGTTATAAATTTTAAAAGGGAGTTTTTACACTCCCTTATGATTAATATTAAGCGTTAGTGTATTGAACAACGTGATCAATGAATTTCACTGCAACACCTGCTCTGAAAGCACCAAACAATCTCCAAACTCTGTCATCTTTTGAATACCATGCTTCGATGTTTTCTAAATCTGATTGTAAGTCAGTTCCAAACACTAAGTTAGATGCATAAGTAGCAATAATACGATTTTTAACAGCTGTTGGTAATGAACCTGTATCAACTGCGTTATCGTTATTCATACCTGGTACTGCAACAACTTTCATGTTAGTACCTGGATACATTAACTCCCAATTGTTCCAAACACCATCAGTAGTGTACTGAGAACCATAGATTCCATAAGTTGAGGTAATTTTAGCAGCTAAAATTCTGAAAGTATCGTAACCACAGAAAGCAACGATTGGTTCATTTGCAATTGCAGCAGCAGGTACTTTTGCGTAAACATCATCAAAAATAGTCAACACGTTAGTTGCATTTAAAGTTGATGTTGTTGCTGCTACTGCTGTTCCTGCTGTATCAATTGTAGATAACCAACCATTCATCTGTTTTAATACAGTTGAATTAGTGTAAGTTGTTTTACCTTGCCAAATCATTTGCTCAACATTTTTAGCAACTTGTGCTAATTTTCTGTCGATAATGTTTTGTGCAATAGATAATGAATCGTTGTTTGCTCCTGCTGGTAAATACTTCTGAGTATAGTAAGTATTTAAGTCTTTTAAACAGAATTGCTCTGCGAAATTAATACCTACAGTTGCAATAGATACCTGTGAAAAAGTAGTAGTTCCTGAAGTTGTGAATGAACACGCTTCTGCTTGGAATGGTACTGTACTTTCTAATACAGGGATTTTTTCTGTTGACTTGATACCTGTACGGATGTCAACACCTTTTCCTAAGGTTACACCTCCTAAGATTGCTTTGGAGATGAGGTCTGCTCTGTTTTCTTCAACATAAGCAGTCATTGAATCAAATGAAAATGCCATTTTGTTTTTTGTTTTATTGGTTAATAGTTATATACTTTTCTTCTAAATTCTTCTAAACTTGTAGTGTTTGATTTTTTAAAGTTTTCTTTTGAAGTTGACTTAGGCTCAACACTTGGAGCATCTGCAACTTTTTCAATCAATGAAAATAACTTTCTGTTTAAATCTGTTTGTGCTAAAATAGATGCGTTTGCAGCTTCTAATGCTTGATTAGATAAACCTAATGCAGCCTCTAATTTTGATAAACGCTCGTTTAATTCAGCAAACTTCGCTTCAAATTGTTCATTGTTATCAGATGCCATTTCTTCCATAACAGGCTCTTCCATTACTTCTTCAGGTTCAATGCCTTTAACAACTCCGTTTTCAACATATACCTTCATTGGCATTTCATTTACCATGATAACCATTTCAGTTACTTCAACTGGCAAATCCATAACACCATCAGGAGTTATAACTTGTAATTTAGAACCAATTGCTATTTCTTCTGTATCAGTACGAACAATAGAACCATCTTTTGCTTTGTAGTCAGCAAATTTCAAGTCTTTTACTTCGTCTTGAAAAATATCTTTGAACAATTCTTTCATGTCTGAAAAAACTTCTTTAAACGTTTGTTTTTTATTTTCCATTGTCTTGTTTTTTTATAAAGTACATTAAATTCATTTAGTTGCAATCTCAGCCACTTTTTTTCTTAAGTTGTGTATTCTATCCGCTACACTTTCGATAACGTTTACAGGCGCATCTTTTAGCTTTCTGTGAGCAAAAGCACCCTCAACGCTAAAGCCTTTAAATACTCCTGTACGAATAAAGTCATTCCAAACTTCGTTATTGTCTACTTTGAAAGTTCCAAACCATGAACCCTCTGTTAATGTAGGATAGCCTTCGGGTGTTTTTATTCCTCTAGTTTTGTCAATAATAAAAGATTCAACCATGTAAACACCATCAACTTGTCTTTCTGAATCATGCATCATATTTACGTTATGAGTAAATCCTTTTTTGAAAAATCTTTGTGCTATTTTTTCAATCTGCTCTTTGTCAAATACTACATAGTATTCTCCACTTTCATCTGCTCTATAAATTGGTAAATCAGAAATCATTAATGCTCCGCTAATCAATCTACGTTCTTTATCTGCGTAGAATTTAAATTGTCCTTTCATATTTTGTTCATCCCATTTATTATAACAAATAGCAGCAGCTTGGTCTTGTTCTTTTCCTGCATTTATTTCAACTGCAATGCAACGTGAAACAAATTCGTCTTTGCTTTCACCTGCTCTTGGATTAACAACCATTTTTTCTCTTTCAATCTGCTCTAACTTTCTTTGCGCCCACTCTATTCCTTCATCACCACCCCATGCTAACCACATTAACCTGCCACATCCATCTCCTAACTCTTTTTGTGAGTTTTGTCTATGCCTTTCAAATGATGCCATGCGTGCAATTGTATCTCTACTTATAGCTTCGCCATTTGCTAATTGATTTGCTCTAATTTTACCTACAGGAGTTCCACATTCACCCCATCCATTTTCTTCTGCCCATCTTAAAGCTATCTTTGCGTTTTCACTTGCTTGTTTTGGGTAATCTGTGTAACTTTCAAATTGATGTTCTTTGAATGCGTGCCAATTGGTCTCTATTGCAGGTTGGTCTACTAAAGCGATGTATTCAACTCCAAGTTCATCACTATCATCAATTACTAATTTATAAACTGGTAAATTTTCCATGTTATCCTATTTTTGAATTATTACTTAATTTGTTTACTCTTTCTGTTACTGCTCT